GCTGCTTTTCTGAATGCCATGTTACTTCTCCTTATGTTGTTGATACTGTTACTGTGCCTACGTTACCTATTCCTACTAGATCATTAGGCGTTAATCCAGCATCGTTTGCTCTTGATCCACCTACAGGATTCCATCCCCACTGTATCACTCGGCTACCTAATAACGGTACGCCTGTTTCTCTTTGCAATGGACCTGTTTGAGCAATTGTTTGTAGTCCATTTAAACCTGATTGGTAATAACCTAAATCGGGTCTTGGATTTCTAACTGCCTGCGGATCATTAACTGGGTATAGGCCTAAGCTTAACTGCGGTTGATCCGGTTCCCAACATTCTGGGCATACCAGTATATTAACATTTTTTGTCTTAATGACTAAGCGTTTTAATTGACCTAGCTTATATCTAAATCCACATCGATCACATTGGGCAATCGAGTTCTTGGCACTAGCGTATTTGGTTGGCATCTAATTTCCTACATGTAGTAGAACGAATCTCTAGGCACAAACCTTATAGATGCTTTTTCTCTATCCTCGTCAGCTGCTAATTGGAATGATTGCTCATAATCAGCTCTTAACATTTGAATGCGATTAGGATCTACATTAGGTAACTTCATAGCTAAATAAGCTGCTAATCCTGCAACCATACAAGGAATAAATCTAAACGGAATATCTTCTACGTTAACGCCGTTACCTGCGTCTTGAATTCGTCTCATTCTATAATATACAAATGTATACCAATCACTTTGTTCAGGCGTTGGCCACACATTAACAGTAGGTAAATTTTGTACATAGATTTTAGCACCGATTGCATGAGGGGCTAGTGCAGTATTATTTACAGCTCTAATACATCCTGTTATGTCGTTACCATCAACGCCACCGTATTGAATTGTTTCTTCACCAATTTTAATAAAGCCAAACTGAGCTAAACCTACAGTACTTGATAACGTAATTGTTTGTGGGTTTGCAGCTGTTGACGCAGTAGCAGTGAGTGTTTCGTTTAATGTAATATCTGTTGGATTCTCTTGGCCACTTTGTCTATTAATCCACACTTGGATTGGACGGCCTGTCGCATTTTTAGTAGGAATCGTAATATAAGTAGATTCAGAAATGCGGTTAATATTAATGTCTTGTTGGTTTTGTCCTGTTCCAGTACGTGTCACCATGTCAAGCAAGTCAATCGTATCAACAGGCAATGCGTACATAATTTGATTTTGATTTAACGCAATCTGACCAGGTTCAACAGTCCATAAGTTAATACCGCGATTAGCCCATTCAATAGTGAGTAGGTTTAGTGAACGACGCGCAGTTCTTAAGTCGTATCCAGTACGTAACTCTTGACCACAACGTTCGAATGCGTCTTCAACTAAGTTATTTAAATCTAAATTAAAACTTGTCTGTCCTGTGGTTAATGTTGCCATTATTTTTTCCCTTTAGGAAATCCTGCTTTCATATTTGCATAAGCTTTAGGTGTTATTGTGGACTTTGCTTTACTACGTGAAGTACCTGCTTTTTTACGAGCATTCATGTTTGCATAAAGTCCTACTGGGCCACCTTCTTTAAACTGAGTAAAGTCTGTGTTATCACGGCGTTTTTTGACGACGCCTTTTGGCATTTTATTTTCTACAGCACTAGGTAACTTAGTTTTTTTAATAGCGCCCATACCACGTGAAGGTCTCATTATGCTCTTGTCTTTCCGCGAATAGCGCAACCGTCAGCACGAGATGAAGCTGATTTAACTGCTCCGCCTTTTTTCATATCTGTAGTTCTTTCGCTAGCTTTTTTAAATTCTTTAGAGTTAATGATTTTTGCATCTCTTTCTGTCATAGGAATAGTTTCAGGTGGATTCTTTTTTGACCTATTCATTTCTAATTGTAATGCTTTATCAAATTCTGCGCGTCCTTGAGCTTCACCTTTACCCATTGAAGAATCTAAATATTTATCATCCGCTTCTCTTTTTAATCTTATATCTTTAGCTTCAGGATTTTCAAATATATTAAATTTGTCACCAGCTGCTAAAACTTTATCTAAAGTAGATTTACGATATCTATCAGGTAGTCCAGGTTCATTAGTTTTTGCCTTTTTTATGCCTGTTTCATACCCTATTAAATATTCGTCTTTTTTAGCCATGATTAAACAATCCTTCCTCTTGATTTGCCTCTAACAGCAATACCGTTAGCTTTAGCTAGTTGAGATGTTTTACCGCCTGAAGCCATTTTTTTAACTTTGCCGCCTTTTTTCATGCCCATACCACCAAAACGTGGTCCATTTAAGCTTCCTGTTGGATTTAATGGATTTGGTTTAGGACCACCAGCTAATGCTCGTGACATATCTGCCATACCTTGTATTTCTGGAGTAACTCTTGGAGCATTTTTTAATGCTGTTTGCATAGAATCTGCCCAAGATGGAGCCTTTGTAAGTGCTCCGTTTTTATTTGCAGCTAAAAAAGCTGAAACATTTGGTGGTATAGCATTTGCAGTATTTGCAGGGCCCATAGGTCTTACAGGTACGCTTTTAGGAGGCCCACTTGGAGCACCCATTGGTTTTGCAGGCATTACTTGTGGCCCACTTAATTGTCCGCCTAATGCATATTTTTTAGTTTTTTTAGCCATGATTTAATCCTTAAATAATTGTGCCTTTTGATTTGCCTTTTTTAGCAATACCGTTAGCTTTTGATAATTGAGATACTTTACCGCCAGAAGCGTAACCACAGCCTTTAGTCATACCACCTTTTTTCATGCCCATAGATTTATCATAGGCTGCATGTTTAGCTACGATCTTACCTTCTTTTTCAGCGTGTGCATCACGTTGAGCAGTAGTTCCACGGAATGATTTCTTACCAGTTTTGTAATCGTATTCCATTTCTTTAGTAACAGTCTTAGCTACGCCGCCTTTTTTAAGTGAGAGCTTAGTACCTTTACCGCCTTTATGTTCTTGCATATCGTGTTGCTTCATTGCTTTTTTGATCATAGCCTTGTCTTGCGCTTTGTCCATTTTCATATCTTCTTTCATATCTGATTTAGCCATACCGCCTCCTTTAAATTTACGACCTTTGTCTGCGGCAATAAACTCTTCGCCTACAGATTTTTTAATTCCAACTTTTTTAGCAAACGCAGGTGAGTGCGCTACAGCTGCCATTAAATTATGTTGTGCTTTAGACTTACTTGGCATCTGGAAACATTCTAATACCAGGTTTTGTATCTTCTTTTTTAGCTTTTTCTTTTTTTACTTCTTCTACAATAGCTTCTACTTTAGCCTCAGTAGCTTGATCTACTTTTACGTCATCCATAATTCTTCCTTTATTAAAAATATTTAAAATTTTACTTAACATGATTTATTTCAACCAATGGTTAACAAGCCAACTAATAAACATAGAACCCACAGTGGCAATACCAATAAATACTTTCCAGCCACCTTTAATTTCTTCTAATGTCTTTTCAATACTATCAAGACGTTTTTTTAATTGATCCATGTCTTCCATAATAGTATCCACATCTGATTGAATATGTTTAATTTCGATACCGTGTTCAGCTAATTCGCGTTCTGCACTCATTTGCAATTCCACCTTTTTAAAGAAGCAGCCTTACGAGTAGGTCTACCTTGTTCATCTTTCATAGGACCAGGCATCCCAGACATCCTAGCACAAAACGACTTCTTACGAGGTCCACCTTGTGGCTGAGGAGCCTTTAAGTTTGATCCTGTTGCCTTGTTATACTTTGCTCTTCCTTTTGCGGTAAGACCTGCACCTTGCGATACAGGGAGCTTCTCACCACGTCCGACTGCTAAGCTAGGACCTTTTTTCTTGTTAGCCATAAATTATTTGTACTGCATCTACATTAAGCATTTCAGCATACACACTTGTTTCAACTCGTATGCCTTCACCTGGAATAAAAGGGACGTTGTTAAATGTATCACCAGCTGCAGTTTCATAAGTAAGTATCCATTTACCCACAGCATATACAGCAGCAGTGCTTGTTATTGTACGTGAATTAATATCTGTGACTGTAAAAGTATCTGCGCCTGTTTTAGTAATAGAATATGTACCGTCAGTAGCTGAAAC